AGGTAGAACAGCTGCAGGCATTGGCGGTAGCCTTGCTGGCGGTTTGGCTGGTGCAAAATTAGGTGCTATGGGTGGTGCTGCTTTAGGTTCTATAATTCCTGGTGCAGGAACGGCCGTTGGCGGTGCTATTGGTGGTGCATTAGGTGGCATCGGTGGTGCAATATTCGGTGAACAGTTCGGTCAAGAGATATTCGACGGAATTACAAATAACCTCGACGGTATAACAGAATGGTTTTCTGACAAATGGAATAGCATTGTTGATACTTGTACTCCTGTTATTAATACTATTGCGGGTCTATTTGGGTTTGCTTGGGATTCAATATCTACAATATTCGGACCTGTTGCTGATTGGTTTAGTAGTAATATTTGGGAGCCTATTAAGAGCTATGCTAGCAGTATGTTGGATAGCGTTACAGGGTTCTTTAGCGGTGCTTGGGAATCAATTAAAGGCATTTGGGGTGCTGTTGCAGGTTGGTTCGACGCAAACGTTTGGGGGCCATTAAAAGCTAAAGCAAGTGAAGTATTTAGCGGTTTAGGTAATGCGTTAAGTGCAGCACAAGCAAGGGGTGCACAAATTACAGGGTTAACAGGTTATGCTACTGGTACGAATTACTTCGGCGGTGGCTGGACTGAAATTAATGAACGTGGCGGTGAAATTGTAGACCTACCTAGTGGATCTAGAATTTACCCTCATGCGACTACTGAAAAAATGCTAGCCAAAGAATTTAGCGGAGCTGGTGGCGGTGGTAATAATTACACCGTTACAGGAAATACTTTTGTTGTTAGAGAAGAAGCTGATATAGACCGTATCGCTCATTCTTTATTCTCAATGTTTGGGGCTGCTGAAACAAATTATGGAGGTGTATAGGCATGTCAAAATTCGTTAGCGGTATAGGGCGTGCCTTATCGCTTTTATCGTTTGCGTTTGGTAAAGGGGCAAGAGAGTTGCCAACTATCATTATTTCACAAGATGAAGAAAAGTTGGTACTTCCTGTTACTCCAGTTAAATACGAGGTCGGTAATGAACAGGAAAATAAAACTGTTGATATTACTCAAATAGGTGAGGTGCTTTTATTTGGAAACCCTAAACTCAAAACATTATCATTCGAAGGATTTTTTCCAGCGAAAGATTATCCGTTTATTGTTGGCGATAAGCGTAAGCCTATTGAAATTATTAACCTCATAGAAAAGTGGAAAACATCAAAGAAACCTGTTAGGGTCATTATAAGCGATGGCCCTATTAATTTAATGATGGGAATCGAGTCATTCCCATATAAGAAACAGGAAAATACAGGGGATATGTATTACACGCTAACCTTTAAGGAGCATAAGGACCTTAACACTCCTGCGACGGGTGATGATAAGCCAGTTGATGAAACGACAGGCTTAAAAGATAGGCCTTCTGTTGCTCAAAAACCTAAAACGGCAACATTGTTCAGTAAAGGTTCTGATGTGTTGGATGCTGCTAAAAAGGCATATGGCAATTATCGTCATTATGAACGCATTATCCAATCAAATGACCTAAAGAATTTAGCGATTAATAATCTTAGCCAGCTTAGAAAGTTGAAGGTGAAATAATATGATAGTTAAACATATTGGCACTAAAACAGTTAAAGATGAAAAGACTGGCGAAGAGAAAAAAGTTCCTGTTGAAAATGATATTACTCATTTAGTCGAGCATGTTACCTGGTCCGGTTCTCGTATTCAAGCAGCTAGAAAACTTGAATTTGTATTAGTGCAAGAGCCACGTGATCCAAACTGGCCTATCTATGCAGTGAGTATCGGTGAAACTATTAAAGGGTACTCAGAAGATGGCGATGTGCAATTTGTAGGCAATATATATACCACTGAACGCAAAACAACGGCATCACGCATTACAGTAACATGTTATGACAACATGTTTATATTAAGTAAATCAAAGACTACTCGTAAATTCACCAATATGACCGCTGAAGATATAGCAAAGGCTGTATGCAAGGAAATGGGTATTAAAGTAGGTAACCTTGCTGAAACTAAAGAAAAAATTACTTTTATAGCCAATAACAAGTCAGGGTATCAAATCATACTTATGGCTTATACAGAGGCTGCTAAGAAGACCAACAAAAAATATCAAGCTATGATGGAGGGCGATGAACTCGACGTCATAGAGAAAGGTTCATTAATTGAGGGGCTAGTAATAGACCAATACAGGAATATTACTGACTCATCATTTAAAGAATCCATTGAAAACATGATTAATAAAGTCATGATTGTTGATGATAAAGGTAACTTTGTTAGATATGAAAGTAAAGACGACCAAATTCAACGCTACTCTATGATACAAGCAGTCTATAAGGAGAACAAAAACAAAAATACAGCTGATGAAGTAAAGGATATATTTAAAAAACCGGAACGAACAGGTGTGATTGATTGTTTAGGCGATTATGACGCATTATCCTCGTATTCTGTTGAAATTAGAGATGTGATTACCGAGTTAAGTGGCAAGTTCTGGATCAAGAGTGATACTCATGATTTTAAAAACGGTCAACATACCATGAAACTCGAGATTGAATTTGAAAATCTTATGACTAAAGAAAAGGTAGACCATTCCTTAGAAGCTAAAGAAAAGAAACGCCTAGAACGTGAGGCTAAAAAGAAAAATAAAACTCCTAAGGGTAAAGGTCGAAGGTCTACTCGAAAATCGACTAAAAGAAAGGTAGAAATTCATTATGTTGAATGATATTCCTAGTGCTGCACATTCGATGGCTAAAATGGTTGATACAATTCACGGAATAGCTAAAGGTGAACAACCTATGGGGATGCGTATTGGTTTGGTTACATCACCATTCCCTAACCTGGTTATTCGTGTAGATAATATCGATATTACCAATGAGCAAATATATTTGAATGATTATTGGAAACCAGGCCATCATCGTGAAGCAGAAGGCCACATCATAAGCGAAACACAACCTCGTTCAGGTGGTGGTGGGTTAGCAGAATTTGCTAGTCATACGCACGATATACACAATGACTATACCGACACCATTAATATGACTGATACCTTGAGAGTAGGCGATGAAGTAACCGTATTTCCAGTATATGGACAAGGTGAACAGCTTTATTACATCGGTCAAAAGGTGGTGAAACTATGAGCGAAGAATATCCTTTTGCAGGGTTAACTCGTACAGTTGAGTCTAGCCAAGGTGATTTGCCGTTGTTTCGTGAATATGATTGGAATTTCGAAGATGATACATTCCGATATAACGCAAGTGGTAAACGAATAGCCTTAGAGGGTGATGAAGCGTTAAAAATTTGGGTATACAAAGCACTCAAAACCGAACGCAATCAATACCTAGCGTATTCTACTCGATATGGTATTGAGTTGAAGCCATTTATAGGTAAAGTTATGAGTGTTGGTGAACGTTATTCAGAACTTAAACGAGTGATTATAGAGTGCCTTATGGTTAACCCTTATATAAAGTCGATTGATAGTATCGAGTTCGACGCGAATGGTGATAAGGTTGATTGTCAAATTGAATTAACAACGATATATGGAGGTATTAATATCAATGTTTAATATTCCAACATCAGACGAAATTTTAAAAAGCCTCCAATTACAATCGCAACTTCCGATGAGTAAATTTGAGGGTACATTTGAATATGATGTATTTTCATCTAACGCTATTGAATTTATGAAAACCTATGTTGAATTAGGTGAACTTTACAAAGTAGCGTTTGCAGATACATCATATGGTGATTTCCTGACTATGCGTGCTAAAGAAGCTGGCATCATTCGAAAGGTAGCTACAAAGGCGATAGGGACTGTTACAGTTAAAGGGAGTGGAGTGTTACCTAAAGGTAGTCAATTCTCTACCGCCGACGGAGTACTATTCGAAACGTTAGAAACTGCAACGATTAACGGCAGTCAAGAAGTTAAGATTCAAGCCGTTGAGACTGGCAATAGTGGTAATGTAGCAGCAAATACGATTGATACAATTCCGATGTCAATTCCTGGTATTAACAGCGTTATCAATACACAACCAACAAAAGACGGTTTCGAAGAAGAAAGCGATGATAATTTACGCGA